AATAAGGTTTTATAACCATTATTTCTATTTCATTACCATTACCAAAACCAAACGCTGGTATTCTTTTCAATTCCTCTGAAGGTTTCTTTTTTGACCAATCTGGACAATATAAATACGCTTCTATTTCGCCTTTATCGTTACATTTTTCTGCTCTTAATGTATGTATAGGAAAATGCTCAACTTTAACTATTTTATTCTTTTGCTTTACTATTTGCATAGAAGCCATACCCATTAGTTTACGTTCTAAACATACTTTGCGCAACATTTCTGGCTTAAATAAAGTTTTCATTTGTGCGTATTCGTTTGGCTTTCTTGATGCATCTAAAGCATCTAAACCTTTACCGTAAATCATATTAGATATACCTGTAATAATAGCACCATTTGTAGTTGAATATAAAAACCTATCAATTAAAAACTGAAAGTAATTATTGTCGTCACCGTATTCGATATAACCAGCTTTTTTATTTTCTTGTATTTTAGGGCTTGTGTAAGCACTTAAATTTACAATAGAAATATTTGAATTATTATTATTCATAAACTATAAAATCATTAGTTGTTTGATTTGCTACATATTCATCTTTGTTAATTGTATAATCAGCAATAACTTGATTTGTGCAAAATATTTTGTCTTTATAAACTACATCAGTATTATTTAAAATAGATAACGTATAAAAGTTTCCTTCTTTTAAATCAAATGTAGCAGTTGTAAATAGATAATAACCATCCTTATAAAAATCAGATGTTATAGTAGTACTTTCATTTGTCATTTCATTTACTAAAACTATTGTAGTTGCACAATATGTTCTTGGAATAAATTTTAATGATTGTGCTTCTATTTGCTCTTTTAGAATTATCATTTTCTTTTTATTTAAAAATAAAAGTTAATTGAAATTGTTTTAATAATAAATAAAAAAGGGATGCGTAAACACCCCTTAATTAAAAAACAAAAAAACAATTATTATGAAAACTTAATCTGTAATTACTACTGTAAATCCAGTTGCAGATAAATTGTTCAACAAGAAATTTGCTGGTACTGGTTCTGTTCCTGTAAGTGTTAAAGTGTAACCACTTAAATCACCCATAGCTGCACCAGTTACAATAGTTCCACCAGTTACATCCATTCCGTGTTCTAAACCACAATAAAACAAATTACCATTGTTATCTTCAACAATTACTTGTGGTCTACCATAAGACAAAAGTTTAATTTGTTTGTGGTCTACTATTGATAATTTTTTCAAAGTTAATGCTAATTCTTGTTGAAAGAATGTAGTTCCATTTTCTCTTGAAGATGTAATTGTTTGTGTTAAAGATGATGTACCTTTTAACTCATATCTGTAAGCATTTGGTGTTCCTGTTACTTCATCAATAGCATCAGTATTATCACCAGCACCATAAACAAAACCAGTTACTTCACCCCAATTTACAAAATAAACCGCTTTTAATCCACCATTGCTATCTTTGCAAGGTTCTAATCTACCTAAACTAATATCACAAGCCATATTTATATATTTTTAAAGTTAAAAAAAAGGTGGCGTTTTTTGCACCACCTTTATCTTGATTAATTATTAATTATTAGTTAGCAGCGTTAGTGATACCATAAGTAACAATATCCTCTACATTTGCATATTGTACACCAGCAGTAAATCTCATAACTACTCTTACGTTTTGTGAACCATCAATGTCAGCCATATCAATAATTTTAACTTCTTGGTTGTCTGCTAATAAACCAGTTCCAAAAAACAAGTTAGATTTTTGAGCAGCAATAGCAACATTTGAAGCCAATCCGTTTGCTACAAATATTTTAACACCATCAAAAGAAAGTGAACCATTATTCCACCATTGTGTTCCCATATTGTTTGTACCGTTAGCACCTAAACCACTTGCACCAAAGCCACCTAAAGCACGAACATAAGCACGAGCAATATTTTGAGAAACATATAAATACAAATCTTCTTTTCCGTAAAGTGATGCTGGAATTGCATCTACAATTTTTCCAAGTTCAGCAACTACGTTTGCAGCAGTAACAGTTGTTCCAGCAACTTCTTGTGCAGTTGGTAAAGCAGCATCTAAAGTTAAAAGTCTTGTAAATCCGTTAAACTCACCAGCGTTAGCAGTAACACCTCTCCAAATGTTTTGTTCTGTTTTTTCAGCAACTTTAGCAGCTACGTGAGCAATTAAGAAATCAGCAAATGAAGGTGGCAAACTATCAAAAGCAGAATAACCCATTTGAACTGCTTCCCAATCACTATGGAAATCTTTTTTACAAAGTTGTAGGTTTACTTGAAATTCTTCTGGTTGTAAAATTCTTTCTGTTAACGTTACTGTTGAAGTAGCATCAAAGTCACAAGTTGCATCTTTTACGATTGCATCAGTAGCAACTTTTTTCATTACTTCTTTATATTTAACATTTGGTTTTACTTCAATACCACCATTTTCGATAGTAGAAGCACTTAATAATGCTGCTGATACATATTTTCCAGCAAACTCACCAGCATAGGTTGTTGTAATACTTGTTGTTGTAGCCATTTTTTATTTATTTTTTATTTATTTAATTTACTTAATACTACATCAAATGTTGTAGCGTTTCTTTTTTTAGAAAATACATTCTTTTTAACTTCAGTAGTTGCATCTGGATTGTGTGATAAAACCTCAATGTTATCATTTGACAATTCAACTGCCTCAACTACTTCTGTTTTTGATAATTTTAATTCAGCAATTTCTGCTCTTAATTTTTCAATTTCAGAAAAGAACATTTCTTTAGTTACACTTTCAACTACTCTTTTTGGTGTAGCTGCTTCTGTTGTCATTTCTTGTTCTGCTTCTGGTGCTTCAACCTCAATTTCAACTTCTGGTGCTTCTTGTTCTGGCATTTCAATAGATGAAATAATACCTTCAACTTCTACTTTTAAAATGTTGCCATCTTCAAGCATATACTCTCCAACTGGCATTGGTATTTTATCTTCACCATTAACAATAAAAACACCCATTTCTGGTTCAAATGCTTCTGCTTCAATAACAGTAACACCATCCATTAGTTTCATTTGAGCAAGTTTTACTTCCATACCCAAAAGCTCTTTGATTTGATTTACTACGTTCATATTTACTTTTTTATTAAAATTATAATTATTTAAACTTGTTATAAATTGGTTAACCATTTGTTCTAACCATTGTTCTTACTCCATCAACTTGTGTTACTGTTGAAGTGCCTTGTGCAACTGTTGAACCAATACCTTGATTGATTAATTCACCTTTACAACATTCTGCTGAATATGTGCTATCATCACATAAACAACCTATTTTAGCGTCTTTTGGACTTGTGTACTTGTTTTTTCCCATTTTAAATATGTTAAACATTTGTTAAATTATACTTTTATATATTATTATAAATAATTTTTTTTTATATTTGTTTTATAATGTGCAGGTGACTGAATGGTTAAGGTAGCCACTATTGAAAAATATAGTGGTGGTATATTGGTTCGAATCCAATCCTGCACACTAAAAAATAACATTATGGAAATAGGAACTAAATATAAATTTTCAGATAATAAAATAGGTATATTAATTCAAAAAAATAATAACTTTGGATTATTTAAATTTGAAAATGGTAGTAAGTATGTATTTAATTTAAATAAATTATGAATGAAGGTGAATTTAAAAAGAAAATGCAACATTTTTTAAAAATAAATAATGATTTGTATAAAGAAAATCAAGTATTAAAAAAAGCATTGGAAATAAATAATAATAAAATAGGTATATTAATTCATTATATTAAAACTATGGAAAATGCAATAAAAAATATTAAGATGCAATAAATTGTTGAAGCTAAATAAAGACTGTGTAAAGTGAGCCGAACACTATGCTATTGACGTTTATTAGAAAAGGGAGTAATTAAACTCCCTTTTTTTTTATTTATATTTGTGGTATCGTTGGAATACTTTTATCAAATTGTTCGTATTCTTTTGTTTTAGAAATTAACTTATCTATTTCTTTTAATTCTTGTACATTATTTACATCAACACCTAATTCACTTGCTTTCTTTTTAAAGTCATCAACTTGTGCTTTAGCAGTATTATATGATAATGATTTTAAAGATAAAACTGCATCAGCAAATTTTCTTCTTTCAATAATTGCATCAGATAATTTTTTTGCCAATGCTTCTCCTTGTTTTTCTATTGCAGAAATTATATTTTTACTATCAGATAAAATAGCATTCAATTCTTTTATTGAACCCAATTCTACTTTTTGACTTTCTAAATTTACTTTAGCAACTTTTTCTGTATGCTCTAATTTTTTAAAAACATTATTTAACGTACTCATTTTATTTATTTGTTATTAATTAGTATTTGTTTTATTTTTTCAATCAATTCTTGCTCTTTACTTTCTTGTAGATTTAATTCTGCTTTTTCAGAAAAATATCCTTCTATGCTATAACCTTGATATTTACCCTCTTTAACATCATTCCAAACTTCTTCATTGTCTATTCTTTGAACTACAACCCAAGCACCTTCAACTGCATTTAAATTGTAAATAGCTGATTTATCTTTTTTAACATCTTCAACTATCCAACTTTCTATTGTATAAACACCTTCTGTTTTTTTATCGTGTTCTAATGTTGAATTATGTATTTTAAGTTTCTTTAAATATAACTCTGATGCTTTTCTAACTGTATCTTTTGAGAAACGAATGTTATATTCATAATCACCATTTCTTCTGTAAATATCTTTTTCTGGTATTAAAGCTAATCCTATAACAATTCTTTTATCTTCATCAATAGTTTTAAGTTCTACTTTGTGTTCATTTAATGCAACCCAATTTTCTTCTATTGCTGGAAATTTAACTAATGAAATTGCATCTATTCCATCTTTTATATTTGCTTCGTCAATATCTAAATAAATAGTTTCTAACTTTTTCATATACTTTTTTTTAAAAATTAAATTATTTGTGTTTTGTTTTAAATAACTAACATTAAGTTTGTTTTATTAGTTAATGTTAGTTTTAACTATCCTAAAGAAGCATTATTAACTATATTACGATTTAAACTTTGTGCTGATGTTACATTTGATGCAACTACATACGCTTGAATTGGTGCTTGTTCTGAATTACCACCTAATGTTTGTGCTAACTGATTAACTCCACTATTTCCTACTACATTAAATTGTGGTGCAGCTGAACTACCACCACCACTTGGTGCAGAACCACCACCACCACTATCACCACCTGTAATAGATTTTGCTTGACCTATTGATGCTGCTAATATTGATGCAATAGAAGTTGTAGCAGTTATTTTTGTTAATGCTATACCTTTAACAGTTGCTGCTGCTTGAACAGCATACATAGGGTTAGGTACAACACCAATTACTGCTGGTGTTGCTGCTAATGCTGATTGAGCTGCTGCAATTGATTTAGAAGCACCAACAACTATATCTGCAATAGCTAATCCTTTTTGAATAGCTAAAATACCTAATGCAATGGTTTTATTTTTACCGGCAAATTGCATTAATATATTTAAACCAGTATCTAAAGCGTTTCTTTTTGCTTCTCTTATTGCTAAATCAAGTGCTGCTTCTTTTTCTGCTGCTTCTTTAAGACTATCATATTGTTTTTGTTGTGCTAATAATTTTATATCATTTATAGCATTAGCTTGTTCAATTTCTAATTCTATTGTAGAAATTCCAGCATCTTTAGCTGCTTGTATTAATTTATTATATTTGTCATTTACTTGTTCAATTTCAGTTAATCCACTTTGCCTATTTTTTTCTCTTGCTTCTTCTTCTCTTTTTAAAATGGCATCATATTCATCTTCTGCTGCTCTTCCTTTTGCATTTTGAAATGCAGTACGTTCTTTTTCCGCTTCTTCTCTTTTTCTTTTTTCTTCCGCTAATGCTTCATCACGTTTCTTTTTTAATTCATCATTATGCGCTTTTTGTTTATCTTCTAATGCTTTTTTATGTGTGGCATCTAATAATCTTTCTTCTTGTCTTATTTTTTCAAGTTCTTCTTGATTGTCTTTATTAAGAATTAATTTTCTATGTAAATTTTGCTTTTCTAAATCATATGTGTCTTTACCAGATGCTTTAGCAATTGCAATTTCATTTTCTTTATTCTTAATTTGTTTTTCTAATCTTTGTTTTGCATAAGCATCGTTTTGTTCTTGCCTTTCTTTTGCAGCACCTTTTTCATAGTTACCAATTACATCAGCACCATTTTTTATTTCTTGTATTGCACCTTTAAAATCTAATTGTAATAACTTTAATACTGCTTTAAATGGTGTTATTAAATATTGAACAATAGCATTACCAACACCAAAAAATACTTCTTTTAATTTGTCGAAAGATTTAGTTCCTTCTTTTAAAACTGGTACACTATCACCAACTAATTTTTTTAATGCATCCCAATTAGCATAAACCGCTCCTAAAGCAACAACCAATAAACCTATTCCTGTTGCACCAATAGCACCTTTAATTGCACCAAAAGCATTGACAGCAACTGCTTTAATATTTCTAAATGTATCTGGAATTTGTTGTAATACATCTAATCCTTGCGACACTGCTAATGCTGATTGAACTTTTAAAATAGCTTGTTGTGCATCTTCAGATTGTACACCAACTAAACCCATTGCACCTTCAAAACCAGCTAATGCTCCAGCAGCAATATTTGCAGCACCAGCTAATGCTTTAAATTTAGCATCTGGATTAAACGCATCAGTTAAATCTTTAGCATCACCAATTCTGTCTTTTAATTCGGCTGCTCTTTTAGCTGCTTCAATAGCTTCTTTAGATGTTGCACCAAATTTATCACTCAACGATGCTACTTCTTGTTGTGCTTTTCTTAATTCTGTTTTTAACGATGTAAC